GCGGCCCGCCGCCCGCGGGGGGGGCCCCCCGAGGGTACGGGTCCGGGTCCGGGTCCGGGTACGGGTCCGGGTCCGGGTCCGGGTCCGGGTCCGGGTACGGGTCCGGGTCCGGGTACGGGTCCGGGTACGGGTCCGGGTCCGGGGACGGGTACGGGTCCGGGGACGGGTACGGGTACGGGTACGGGTACGGGGACGGGTACGGGGACGGGGACGGGTACGGGTACGGGTACGGGGACGGGTACGGGGACGGGGACGGGGACGGGTACGGGGACGGGGACGGGTACGGGTACGGGTACGGGTACGGGTACGGGGACGGGTACGGGTACGGGGACGCTCAGTACTGGACCTCTACGGTCCAGCACTTCGCGAAGAAGTGGAACGCAAACCAACAAAAGAGATTGAGCGAACTACACGAGTCAGGCGCGAAGATCTGCTTTTGGCGATCTACTGACGACGGAGACTCTGCCAATGGTGGCACGCTCGCCGTGAAGGCCGCACCAGGTGTGGTTCATGAAGTCCCTGGTCCTCTGCAAATCTGCACCAGTCGTGCTCTCCATGCAAGTTTGCTGCCGCCAAAATGGCAAGGCGAACGTTGGTGGATTGTGGCGCTCATCGGTGATGTTGTTGGCGACGATGAGAAATATGCAGCCCTGAAGAGGGAAATCATTGGAGAGTGCTTGTGAACGGTGAGCACCCCAACTCCCCTGCTCCGCCGACCACTGAACAGAAAAGCATGGCCTCGCGTGTGGAGGACGTCCTGAAGGACTGCCTCTACCGCGATGAGGAAATCGGCGATGGCAAAGTCCCCGAGGACGCCCTGGTTGTCTGCGGAGTGATCAATACCTTCGCCCTCCACCCGGCTCGTGTCGCGGCTCACAAGGCCGACATAGCTGCCCTTTGCAATGAGCTACCGGACACCTTCCAGAAGTCTGGCGGGGGGGGCTGGAGCTTCCTAAACCTCTGCCAGACCAAGGACGGCGAGCTGTGGGGCGAGCACCGGAACTGCGAGCAACTGGTAGTGCTGGCAATCGCAAGCGGCCAAGGGAGTTATCCGCTGCCTCGTGAAATTTGGTCGGCACTGCCCGGCTCACTTCCTTACGTTCAATTTGACACGCAATCATGACTGACACTCATCGGACCGAAGAGACTGTTGCACCGATGGACCCAGAGACGCTTGAAGCACTTAAGGGCTCTATCGCTAAGTGGGAGCGCGTCGTGACCAAAGGTACGGATGGTACCAACTGGATGGACTGTCCATTGTGCGACCTATTTTGGGAAAATGGCTGCATGGGGTGCCCGGTCCGGGACCGTACGAAGCAACGTGTATGCCTCGGTTCTCCTTTCGAGGTCTATGCCGATCTACGCGACACTCTCATCGAGGATGATGAGATCGATCCAAACCAGGTTGGTAAACATCCTGGTGTTATTGCCTCCGCTAAAGACGAACTCGACTTCCTGAAGTCCTTACTGCCGAGGCAGTTACCATGAACCGGACATCGGAACAGCTCTGCAACTGCCTCGACAACGAGTGTCATTCAGCACTCCCGCCTGGCTGGAAGTGTAGGAAAGAAACTAATTCGAGCGTCGGTGGAAACGCCACTACGGTGAGCGGCGCTGTTAGTGCTAGCAGTCACGGCAAAACCACCGCAAGCGATGGGGTGTCTACATCTCCCGAAACCGGCGCTCGGACCTCAAATCCGTTGGCACAAATCTGCTCCTGCACATGGCATAACGGTCATCGCGAGCCGGGTATCGACTGCCCAGTCCATACGGGGCTTAACCCGGAAGGATTGAAATCGCCTATAAATGTTAGTGGCACGACACTCATAGAAGAATTAGTTAGGTATATCACGGCAGTGAGTGATCGTATCACCTTCGCCAAGATCCTTCAAAAGATTGAAGCCGCTATACAACATTCAGAAAAGCAACCGGTCGAGACGACGTGTAGTCATACGCGTCCCCCGATGTCAATTTGCGGTAGGCATCTTGAATGCCCGGACTGCGGCGCAGTTGTACAACCGGAGGAACCGCCAGCACGCCGTGGTGTAGTGGTTCGGAAAGGCTGCACGTGTGATCCGACGCAGTACGGCGGCCAATGCATGTGCCCGCCGAGTCAGATCACGGTCGAGTATGTGCAACCTGAGAACGGGGACGGTAAACAGACATGAATACGTTATCTCAGGCAAGACGAGACCTAGCCAATGCTCTACTCGAATGGCGCGATGCCGGAGGAAACGTGTGGGAGGTAGTGGGTGCGATCGAGACACTAGCCCAAGAGGTGGCCGAACGTCAGATCGACGCATGTAGCGGTGATAACCGGTGAGCGAGACATGACACCGCACATATTTAGAGGCTACGGCGTGAATTCGAGCCAAGTAACAGTCGTGTTGGAGCGGATCACGCATTGGCATCCGATCGACTATAACGGCAACCTGGGCACCGAGGTTTATCTCGATACTGGGAAGAGCCTCCGGGTTGGCGAATATCACGAATGGCTATCTCAAGCTCCTTGGGGCGCGTATGGGACAGATCCGGGCGGCTCACAAAGGCATCGCTCGGCTGCGGAAGAAGATCGCGCGATTACAACAAGTACAGCACTCGGGTGATCATGCGTGAGCTGGCTCTTTTCGCAGGCTCTGGTGGCGGAATACTGTCGGGTCACCTCCTCGGGTGGCGAACCGTGTGCGCAGTTGAGCGTGATGCCTACTGCGCAGCCGTTCTGGCGCAACGGCAAACCGATGGATGCCTCCCGCTTTTCCCGATTTGGTCTGAAGTTACTACTTTTGAAGGGCTGCCATGGAGAGGGCTTGTTGACGTGGTTTCGGGAGGGTTTCCTTGCCAGGACATCTCGGTCGCCGGCTCAGGAGACGGACTTGACGGGGAGCGCTCAGGATTGTGGCGAGAGATGGCCCGCATCGTTCGCGAGGTGGGACCGCGATACGTCTATGTGGAGAACAGCCCAATGCTCACTTCTCGGGGGTTGGGACGAGTTCTCGGAGACCTGGCCGAACAGCGGTTCGATGCGGAATGGGGAGTGCTGGGAGCGTCCGACGTTGGAGCTCCTCACATCCGAAAGCGGATCTGGATACTTGCCCACTCCCGTGGCGATCGATACCGGCAGCCGCTTCAACCGCTGCGAGGGAGCGGACACTCGGCCGACTCTCGGCGCCATGGCGAGGTTTGATCTATGGCCAATCCCAACCGTAAAGGGCAATTACAACCGCAAGGGCCTGAGCAGCAAGAGTGGGGATGGACTCGCGACGGCGGTCCTGAAATGGCCCACGCCGACAGCAAGGGATTGGAAGGACGGCAATTATCCTTCGGAACTGATGAGGAAGTCGCCAGGGCTGGGAGCGAAGGTGAAATGGGCGACTCCGAATGCTTCGGATGGGAGGAAGTGGTTAGCGGAGAGGAAAGCCAAAGGTCTTCAAGTTCGCTTGAATACCCAAGTATCTCCGGAGGGAGGTGGTGGTGGCGTTCTGAACCCGACGTGGGTCGAGTGGCTGATGGGGTGGCCGCTCGGGTGGACCGCATTACAGCCCTTGGCAATGGACAGGTTCCGCGAGTGGCAGCAACAGCATGGCAGCTATTGCAGCGACGAATTAAACGATGTTAGTGCGATAGCGGAGCATCCATGAAATATAACCGCAGAGATCCAGTTGACTGTAAGGCCTTGGGAGAAGCTAAGTCTGCATGGTTCTATGTCAATGGATGAGCGGGCATTTACCTGCCCTGTCATCGGCTGTCCCGGCAAGCACGAGGAATCGTGGCACATGTGCTGGGTCCCGCCGCTGTGGGAGCCAGATCGCAAATACGAGCCCGGTGACCGCGTTGTTTTCGGCGGTCACGTTTGGGTGAAACGACAGGAGCCAGGATTATGGGACCCATCATGAATACACCAACTCCGGAACAGATTGATACGCTCGCGATGCGGCTGGGAACAATTGGCGTCAGGGTCCCGGGTCGGGATACGGCGTTCTTCCACGCGATCGTTCGCCAATGGCTGGAGGAGATCGGCAAAGAAGGACCCGCTGTCAGCGCATCACGTGATCAGGAGAAAACGTGATTCCGCAGAAGGTAATCGATTCAGTCAGGCGTGGCACGGACAAGGATTTGCCATACCTTAAGAATGCGATCGCTGCTTATCTGGAGCGCAGGAGGCTGGAAACGAAAGCGCTTCTTAAGCGGCAACATGCTGCGTTACGACATACAACCGTGTCGGGTGATTGATGGACAGAACGACCAACGATATGGCTTGCCACGGTGCCGATACAAATCAAGTGAGGACGACTGAGCACATGGAGCAATGCCGAGCATGCAAGATAATGGTGCGCCTCGACTTGGTCGATCATCATTTCTTCGGCTTTCGAGCCGGTTGCCCAAGACGCTCACCGAACCCCACGTCGGAGAAGCCATGAAGCGTTATGTAGTCTACGAAAGCGACCTTCGGGAGATGAGCGATAGTGATCCTCTTCCGACCCCCACAGATACGTGGTGTGTTGTCGTACGACTTGATGATGAGAGTGTGGCGAACTACCAGCAGGAACTCGAGCGGCTGCACTCTACGCTCGCGTATAGGCTCCAGGAACTCGACAACGCCAAATGGCTCATCCGCAACGGTGAGAAGCATTTCGGCTCTCTATGGCGTGATGCAACGGCCGAGGACATCAACGCGATCACTCGACGTGCTCTACCACAGCCAGCGGAGCATATATAGCTTGCGTTCACTTCATGAAACGTTTACTATGCGAAACATGAAGAACGTAGGCGCTGTGATCCGTGCGGCTCGCGTGAAACGTAAACTGAGTCTAAGAGAGGTTGCACGTCTCTCGCGGGTGTCGGCGGCGACTCTATCGAAGCTCGAGGCGGGGGCTATTAACCCTACCCTAGCGACGATGCAGGCGCTGACTACTGCGCTCGGGATCAAGCCTGCTGAATGGTTCGAGTAGCTGACAACCAAGCGGTAAACAATTATGAGTGTGAAAGACCTCTACAGTCGCGAGAACATTGTTGCCGCTATCAATCTAGTCGGCGGTATGACCGCGGGCGAGAAGCGTGCTGTTCTTGAGCGAATGACGGCCGACGTGGATCGGCTTGCCGCTGAAGCCAAGGAGTTCTTGGGTAAGGATGTGCCAGCGGATCAACCAACGGAACGCCCATGAGAACGATCAAGGAATTGGAGCTGGCGGCTCTGACGTTGCGAGCCAGATTACTGGATGAGCACAAACCTCTCGGCAACTTTATTGTCACGCAGGAAGAGATGTGCCTGATTCGGGATCAGCCGATTGAATATCAGATGATGACCGGACTACCGGATACATTCTGTGGCCTGAAAGTGCTGACCGTTTAACTCATCGGCGGAGTAAACATGACTCTATGTGGAGAAGCCGTACTTTACCCGCACAAGGTGCAGATTGAGCCATTCCCGATAGGCGATCGGTCGAGGCTCACATGCTCGTGCGGCTGGACGCGCATAATGTCGTGGTGGGATTTCGATACCGACGCAATACATAAAGCTGCTGATGAGCACGTAGCATCGGCGCCCTATTTGCGATCCACGATCCCAGAGATGACCGATTTCACTGACCTGCTGAAGCGCGGATAAAACAAGAGATGAGCATGGCTGAAAAACGTACGGTCATTGTCCATGGCGACGGAGTCGTCGACGATACCGAAGCCATGCAGGCCATTTTCAATGGTGAAGCTATAGGCATTCGTCCGGATGGTACGCCGTGGGGTAAAACCACGGATGAAGTCATTAACTGGCTCGCATCCGTTTGCATGGATGCTAGAGCACCTCACCATCAGTGGCCTATATACGATCAGATGCTGCGCGAAATTTACGCGATCCTGCGTGCTTCAGGCCAACCAAACGTGGAGATTGATCGCCTACGTAAGGGTATTCAGGAGGCTCTCGACAACATCTATAGTCATGACGTGTTCATGGAACTTGAAAAGGTTCTCAACACGCCTTCTGATAAATAACATGACTCCTAAGCCAACGTGTAGACAACTGCTCGACAAGGCGTTCAAGCTTCTTGAAGGAACGTCACCGGACCCGAATGACTTCGACCGCGAATGGAATCATTTCTCTCGAAGGCCAGGACGCCCTCTCACCGATGGGGATAAGGAGCTCGCTAAGCGGTTCTGGACTCTCGGGCAACTATCTACTGACTCGTCGTATGCCGCTGAGTCCAGAGAATATTTCAGAGATTTCCCACCCGAGCAAATGAAGCGCTGAACTCATCCCGTCGTATCGCTCTAATCGCTATTACCGCTACACGACCGCATCGCAAAGTGACAGATCGAAATGACTCGACTATCGTCAGTACGACCCATAACAAACAGGCCCCGATGGGCCAAGGACAACAAGATGATCACCAATGCTTCGTTACCCGAATCACCATCTTTCTGGACTCAGTTTACCGAACGCGTCCTGACGCGATTCTCCAAGTACATCGAGCTGCCCTTCGGCGGTCAGTCGGAAGGCGAGCCGCTCAAGGTGCTGCAGCGCGAATATCCGGATCTCGAGCCGCTGGTGAGTGGCAAAAAGGTCCTGGACTTCGGCTGCGGCCAGGGCTTTCAGTCCGCCCTGCTGACGACCGTCTACGGTTGCTCCGTGACGGGAATCGACACCAATGCCCAGACGTTGGCTTTCGCCCAGCGGGAACATGCGAAGCTGCCGATCCGGTTCATCGACAAGCTGGACGGGGAACGCTACGACGTGGTGATCAGCCAGAACTCGATGGAGCACTTCCCGGATCCTGCGGCGATTCTCGCGGATATGCGGCGCGTCATTACGCCGAGCGGGTTGATTCTGATGACCTTCGGCCCGCCGTGGTATGCGCCCTATGGCTCTCACATGCACTTCTTTTGCAAGATTCCGTGGTTACAGCTCTGGTGCCCCGAGTCGGTCGTGATGAAGGTGCGCGCCAAGTATGTGCAGGATGGCGCCAAGCGCTACCCGGAATGTACCGGGGGGCTGAACAAGATGTCGCTACGCAAGTTTGAACGGCTGCTGCGGCACAGCGGACTCAACGTGGTGCGCAAGCGCTACACGGGGGTGAAGGGATTCAACTTTCTCACGCGGATACCGGTCCTGCGGGAGCTATTCACGGTTCACGCGACCGTGATCTTGACGCGGAAGTATAGAAACCCCGGCGGTGGGGCAGCGATAGTCCCGGGTATCAGTGCTCAGCGTAAATGAACGAGTAAGAGAGCATCATGAAAACTGAATACGGCGGTGCGGTCCTCGGCTATCAGTACGTATGCCCCGATTGCGGCGAATACGTCGCCCATGGGACGCTATGCTCCTACTGGCGCAGCGAAGCCCAGAAGCTCAGGTACTACTTCGGCCAGCCACATCCAGATGACACATGGCGACCAGATCAACTATCTAACGAGTCGCCACGCCTTTGATCTTTTCGAACGTGCGCAGTGAGCCCAAGCCCAGCATGCCGAACATGAGCTGCCACAAATTATCGTCTATACCGGGAAGGGTAGGCAGGGGCTGATGCGCAATCGTAAAGGCCCACTGAAGCAATGGCCGGCCGATGTACTGGGAGGCCAGCGCAGCCCCGCAGACCCAGCCGATCATGGGACGCCACCCTGCTACGAAGACGCTACTGCTCGCCGCTTCCTGCTTGTCTACGTCGCTCTGGTTGACGGTGATCGCCTGAAGCTGGGCGAACTCTTCCTGTAGCGCTCCTTGCATCTGCATCTGGTTCAAGGTCGCGACGGCCTGCGCTGCGGCGGCTTTGTCGGGAACGACTTTGTTGATGATGGCGATGATCGGAGCGGCGATTGTGTCCCAGATACTCATTGAGGCGTTACCTGTGCGCTTTTGAAGACCTTGAAAAGGCGATTCATCCATCCCTTCCCATAGGTCGGGAAATGTTCGTTCTTGGCATAGCGGACCGCGCGCTCGGCCATGAGCTCACCGGTATCATGTGCCTGAAGGTTCAGGGCTCGCGCCGCTCCAGGTCCTTGGTTAACTGCCATATCGAATACGCAGATTGCCCGTTCCCATGGCATCGTGTCGCACCCACAGGCATCCCAGTAGTCCCGTAGATAGATCTGCTGTGCTTGGTCCAGAGTCAGTTGAGCAATGTCGATATTCGGGTAAGCACGTTTGCTGATCCCCCACTTGGTTTCTCCACCCGGATCCCGCGGATCGTTGCTATATCCACCCTCGATGCCAACCACGAGCTGAAAGGCAGGGAGGAAGAAACTCATTGCTTTATCCCCAGACGTTCCTCGAGCCGAGCCAGACGCTCATGGAAGCTGGCACAGGCCTGCGCATGTCCCAGCGCCCAAATGGTGAGCGCTGCGACAAATGAACCGATGATGGCGAGGGCTGAGGACATTAGAGATAACAGTTAGCCCATAGTGAGGCAGCCCCTACATGAAAAGCCTCTTCTGCCGTCCACGTTGCTCCATCCCGCAAGGTACCGTCGGTGTTGTAGAAGATCTGCCGCAGAATGCTCTGCGTGATACTCGGTAATCCTGCCCAGACCAACGGTTGAAGCAGCGCATCGCGCGTGTCATTCCGGATGATGATGTGTCCACCCATGTCACTTTCCTTTTACGGATTTCTGGAGTCCGTAGGCTTGGACCAATGCTTGATTCACATTAAGCTGTGCGCGTAAATCGGCCAGTTCTTTATCGACTTGCTCCTGGCGTTTACCGTCATCGTAGCGATCAAGGTCACGCTCCTGTGCATCATATCGATAAAGAAAAACCAACACCACCAGTGCAACGAGACAACAGGCCAAAAGCACATTGGAAGTACGCTCTTTCGCCATCGTAAAGCGATTGACGTTCACATTGCCGTTACCCGCACCATGTACCGACTCATCAGGAGACTGCTCAGCGTGCAGTGGGGACATCGGGTCCTCCACGGTATCGCGGCTCAACCAGTCGCTTGAGGTCATCGACGTTGGAGCGGAGCGCAGTGAGCTCGGCTCGGACGGCTTGGAGCTCTCCGTACATGACAACGCAGCCAACGATGCCCGAAACTGAGAGAACCATAATGCCTCCGGCGATCCACTTGACCATCGCTTTGGGGAATTCATTGTAGGTCTCCACACCAAGCTCCGTCCTTTTGGCTGCAATCGCCTCCGCGATAAGATGCCTCAGAATGTCAATCTGATCCTCTGCATAGTCAGGGTCTATGCGGCGATCCGGTCTCATCTCACTTCCAGATAGGAATGAAACATTTGTCACCCGAGGTGTTGAAGACCTGGAGCCATTCAAATTGCGCTCCTGATGTGGGCCCCGAACCTCCAATAGTTCCCAGGACGGCCCCTGCTCCACCGCCCATAGATACCGGCGCGCGCCCCCATACGATGTCATCGCTCCCACCAGGAGCCAATCGCACACGATTGCTGTTATCCACACTCAGGGCCTGGACATCGCCCGAATTGGCCGAATTGCGCGCGGCAATCACACTTGAGTTGTTCAGGCGCACATCACCAGTCAAGGCGGGCGCTGAACCGACTGACAGAACCTGAGCGATTTCGACAGGGTTGGCGGCGGTATCAAACCGGACATTGTTGTTCGACCAGATCGTGTATTTCCCATTGGAGCCGTTGAACCCATGGAGCGTTACGCGGGTCCCGGCGAGCACCGGCGCGGTTCCCGTACAACTGATCCCGAGCTCGATATTCTGGGTGTTGCTGGTCATGGTCACGGTCGCACAGGAATTCCCAGCGCCGTAGATCACCTGGCACTGGTCCAGGATCACATTGTTGAAACTGCATCCAACTATTTCAATACTGGAAGACAGCGTCGCCGGGACACCGGAGATATTGAGATTCCCGAATGAAAGATTACACTCCACGGCCATCATGAAGACATTGGCCTGACCTAACAGGTTAATCGATCCGCTCGCATTGGCGCCCGATACGATGCGCATGCGTTGGAAAAAGTGGTCACGTAAATTGTTGTTCGGGACCGCAGCGGTGCCATCGAGGTAGATGCCCCACGTCCAGTCATTCGAGCCGCCCGACAGGGTCTCGATGTTGCAATCCGACATTCGGATCCACGCACACTTCTGTGTGTTGGAGACCTGAACGGAGCGGATACAGATCCCCGAAGCTCCTGTACCGGACCCGTCCTTCTGGACAAACGTGAGCCGATCAAAGGTAAAGCCGCCGCCCACGAGATTGCTGCTCGGTGAGCCCACGAGATCAAAGAATGTCCCGTTGAAGTCGTGAACTAGGTAAGCTTGCGGTAGGGTGGATAGCGTCCCCAGCCCGATCCCCCCGGCCGTGTCGGAATAGAGTCGCGTTCCGATGATGCCGACGATGGTCGATGTACAACGGATCTGAAAACCAGATGGTATTTTCCAGTCACCGCCTACGGTGTAGCAACGCTGTAAGGCGGCAGTGTCATCCGTAATGTTATCCCCGACCACGCCCAGGCGCCGTACGTCCCAGGTAAAATAGGCGTAACTCGTGGGAGTGATATTGGCAGCGATTTCCGCGTCTGTGATCTGCAACGAAGATAGCACGGCAGCATTCGTCGAAAGCGCGGCGACTTGCGCGGCGGTCACGGCCTGCCCATTCACATAGGTGGACTGATTGAGAACGTTCCCGTTATTGTCATAGAGGGTGAAGGTATAGGCTTGGTTCTGGGCCAGAAAGAGCTGACAGGAGTTCCCGGCAGCGTTTGAGACCTCGCCTCTTGAATTAAGTGGAATCGGATTCGGTAGCGGCGTAGTTCCGGTAGAATCCTGATACGTGGGATAGTTGAACCCACCCACCTGGGTCAGGACTGATCCCCCATTGGCGGGTCGTCCGGCGTTATCGAAAAACTGGAAGATCGGGGTCGGACAAGGTGCAACAGCCACAGTCACCGGAGTCTCCTGTTGAATGATTCAACATTTCGGGCGATGGCCTTACCGGCTATCGTCGTACTCGTTCGATACATCGGCTCATTCCTCATCGGAACTCTCCGCCGCTATAGCCGCCGGAACTGCCAACCGACTGGTGAGCCGCCGCGCCGCCGCCTGACTTGGAGTGGCGGTCAGCAGTGATTTCAAGGTCACCCCCGGATTCAGGGCTGAATTGACCTGGGTCTGCGTTCGGGCCGCTGCCATGCCTTCCGCAATCGGTCGGGCGAGCGGCAAGCGCTTGACCACCTGTCCCATGGCCCCCTCCTTCAAGGTTGAGATGGCCGCATTCACCACGGCGGATCCGGTGTTCGACGTGTTGACCGTGGACGCCACCGGGTAGCGCTTGGCTGCCTCCACCGTGGAGGCGAGGTTACGGAATGTCTGCACCAGAGGATCCGGTAACAGGGCTTGCATGCGGGCCGCTTTCACCGGGTCGCGGGCCCACCCTGTCAGGACTGACTGCGAGATCGTGCCGCGCTCGTCGGAGGCTGAGGACAGCGCGGTGCGCTTGATCTCCCCCATGAGCGTCTGTCCGATCTCCTGACGTGCGCCCGGATCGAGTTGGCTCAGGAATGACACATTGCGGGAAGCGACCGAAGGAGCGGCCCCCGCGAAGTGGGACTGGAACAGGGTCTCCGCCGGTTTCCCATCCATTACCACCGCCTTCACCAGGGGCTGGAAGCTCGGATTCGGTCGCCCATTGGGTAGCTTCGGATCGAGCATCGACATCTGGTTGGCGTGGAGCTCACGGGCCGCCTGATAGGCCGCACGCGCCTCCTGACCGACATCGTCCTGAATCGGCGCATTGCCCAGAATCCGGCGGGCCGTGTTGATGGCGTAGGATTGGGAAGGATTGGTAGAGGCCGCTGCCCGGGCATCCGCGCCCCAAGCTTTATCGAGGGCCTGCATCTGAGCGACCGTGAGTGGAAGATTTCCGTCCTCGAGATCCTCGACCGTCCTTTGAATATGTCCTGGAAGGGTGTCCCACGCATGCATGGCCTGAGGGGTGTCCAAAGCCTCCCGGATCTGCTGGGACGCGGTGAACTGATCCATCATGGCCGGCTGGCCACGGGAATTGCGCACGGCCTGATAGGCTGATTCTTTCTGCGCCTGGAGGCCGTCCCACATGGTCTGCACGCGGCTTTCGATCTGCTGGCCTGTACTGACCGGGTCGGGCGCTCCGCGGGCTCCCAAGGCGTCCAGATTCTGGATGAAGGCGGCGTTCTGCTCCTGCAGGCGTTGAGTGAGCGGTTCCCCTACCCCCGTGATACCTCGTAGGTTCTGCTCTGCGGAGAATGCAGCCGGATCTCCTGTGGCCTGTCCTCGCATGAGGCGTACCGGAACGGGAAGCGACTCGGCGCGCGCGCGGTTGGCGATTGCCTCAACGGAAGGCTCCGCATCGTGCTCGAGCGCGGATTGCACTTCCTCCTTCATACCGGAGAGGACATTCAAGTCGACCGAGGCCGGGTCGACGCCCCGGGACGCGAGCGCACTGTTCACGACCGCTTCCGCGGCTGGCGTTGCTGCTGCCTGGGTACCGCCGATGGCGCTTTTGACCGCCTTCACGCCCATGCGGATGAGCGGCATGGCGGCTTCCGTGAGACCGGAGATAACCGTGCCTGTGGCCGCGCCAATCACGGCTCCCTTGGCCTTATCCCACCAGAAACTTCCGGGAGTGAGAGAAGGCATAGCGGCGGAAATCCCCGCGCCTTGGAGAGCCGATTGCCCGATCCGTCCCGCGACGGTCCCCGCCACTCCACCGGGAGTGAGATAGTTCACCGGGTTGGCTGCCTGTCCTCCCAAGCGCCACCAGTCGATCCCCTGCTGGTGGGCATCCGTGCGCGCTTTCTGATAGTCCTGCTCGCGCTGCTGAACGATCTGATCGAAGTCACTCGTGGAGACATTCGCAAAGAGGGACGCGGCATCGTGCGCGCCGATCGCATTCAATCCGCCGCGGATCACCCATCGGATACCATTGAGCGGTGTCTCGGCGACATGCTCGGCGATCTGACCTAAACCGGTCGGTAAGTCGGTGATCCCCTGCATGAAGCGGGTCGATCGGCTGGGACCCGCTCCCGGCTTTGGAGCGGTGGTGACCTGTACCGGCGCATATGCATCTGAGATGGCGTCTGCGATGTTATCGACCGGCTTCTGAGGCGCTCCGCCGTACGCATCCGCAATAGCGCCCTTGACGTCAACGGGCATAGTTGAAGCCCCCGTAATGGTCGATCACGGCGAGCTGGTGCGCGAAGGCCTGACGAGAAGCCTGATCGGGGAAGTGCTGCTGCAGAAACTGCGCGCGCTGCTCCTTCGGGAGTGAGATGTAGTCGAAGGCCCGAGGATCGAGGTTCTGCATAAATGCGGCATCGACACCTCGCAGTCCTTGCGACGATCCCCCATGTTCCTGACGGTATTTCTCCGCTACCGCTCCGCGGGCTTGGGAGATCTGGGTCTGTGACTGAATGAACTGCGCGGCGCGCTTGATCGCCTGTGGCGTCATATGCTCGGGATCGGGAATGGCGGAGGCGACCGTGGCGCGCGCTTGATCCGTGGAGGCGCCATTGGCCTCAGCCGTTTGCAATGCGAGTTGTTCAACGTACTTACCCAGAAGCTGGCGGTTGGTGGCGGCATCTCCCGCGGCTTTGAAGCCGGGGATGTATTGGCTGATCACCGATTCAGCGTTCGCGATCTCTTTCGAGCCCACGCCGGTCTTGCTCTGATCGGCCAGGGTCGAAATCGACTGCAGGATGTTCTTCGTGACCGGGGCTTTATTCGCTGCGGTTCGAACTTGGGAATAGGTCTGCTCGTCGTTCAGGGCTGAGGCGGCCGTGTTTTCCTTTCCCCCGACTGAAAGCACCGGAGGGGCACCGGGAGTGTCCGATGTTCCACGGGGAGCATTTCCATGGCCTACGAGAGTGGCAGCACCTGGGTTCTGAGGATTCACCGACCAGGTATTGCCCGCCTGATCCTGGAAGGTCGACATCCCCGGTCCCACGGTATTGGTCAGGTCGCCCTGTGGGGACCCACCGGCCGCTTGGGGATTGGTCTGCACCAACTTCCCGCCGGTATTGGCGTAGGTCGGCGCCTGTCTTGCGGACTGCGCTCCCGTGTCCATGGCCTGGAGCTGGAAGTTCGACAGCGTCTGAGAGAGCTTCCCTTGGGGTACGTGGTTCACGACACCCGCATAGATGTTCGCCACGCGCGCCGCATCCGGGCCGCCCGTTTCGGCGAAATCGCCCATAGCCTGCTGCACCTTCTGCCGCCCTGCGGGGGTGTCTTTCACCACTTCCGGATCGGTTCGTAGGCTCCCGATGGTCTGCGAGAACTGGTTGCGCAGGTCTCCATTCAAGGAGGCGAGCTGCTGCTTCGCGCCCAGCTGAGCGCTCTTCACCTGCACCATTTGCTGCATAAGCGCCGGGAATTGATCCCCGGCCGCCTGACGGAGCTTCGGATCGGTCAGTACCGCATCCAGGTCGAGCGTGCCATCGGAGCCCACATGCTGGGTGGGATCGAAGCTCGACATGAAGGAGGCGATACCGGAGCGCTGCTGCGCGGTCTGCTGCTCCTGCTGGACCTGTGCGGCCTGTCCCTGCAGGGCCTGCTGCTGCTGCTGGATCCCCAGTCGTTGGGATTGCAGACCGATCAAACCCGAGAGCGTCTGAACCCCGTTTCCGGTGTTGACGTTCTGAGCAACGGGAGCGCCGAAGTCGGCCATCAGCCGCCTCCGAAGGTATAGGTATACCCGCTGTTAGGATCGGTAACGGGGCCCCCATATCCACTTCCCCCACCGCCTCCACCACCGCTATTGTTCTGGCTCATGAGATAGGCAAGGGGAACCGCGTTGTTCGAAATGGAATTGGTGGCACCGACAATCCCGCCGGCCTGAGCCCCGGCCGCTGCGGCCTGGGCCTGTGCAATGCCCGTACCCAACTGCGTCCCCGCTGTGCCCGTATTGCTCGCGGCGTTCTGGCCCAATCCCGCGATCCCCGACAGGCGTCCGAAGATGGCGTTCTGCTGGGTCATGAAGTTGTTGAACGCATTCTGATACTGCGTCCCCGCCATCCCCTGGTTGAAGCTCATGAGAGATTTGAGCGCGGGGCCTGATAGTGCTCCCACTCCGGGCGTGTTGGCATTCTCCAGCGCCTGACCCCCGGTCTTGAGCGCGAACTGATACCCGGGGTAGTTCTGCAGATCCGACATGGTCGGATTGAACTGCTGCGTGAGATAGCCTCCAGGCAGTCCGGTCCCCGAAGCAGTGCCTCCCGCACCGGTTGGAGCGGCAGTCCCTAAGAGTTCCGACAGCGCATTGGTCGCCCCCACTCCGGCTTGCATGAACGGTTGTTCCTGCCCCGTGATGGTGTTGAACATATCCGCCTGAGTCTGGGCCGCCTGCCGTTGACCAGAGGCCTGCTTACCTGCGGCGATATTGCTTCCTACAGCGCCCACAACAGCGGCGGCCACAAATCCCCAAGGCATCAGTGCGCCCTCCGAATGCAACAGATCAGCGTGATTCGATCCTCACAGGAGTTATTGACTACCCAGTGAGGCTGTTGGTTGTTGAACCAATAAAGCTCGCCTTCAAGGGGTGATAACTGCGAGTCCTTGAAGCAGAACATCTGTCCCAGATTACCCTTGATCTGCACCGCAAACTTCTCGTAGTGGGTAGCATGCCAACCCTGATCGACATGCGGATAGACCTGTTTTCCTGCAGGAATCCTGGTGATCAGAACCCCACCCAACTGCGCCCCCTCAACCGCCTCCATCACATCGGCAACGAGATGTTTGATACTCGGCAAGTGCTCGGCGCATGGATACCACACGGCTTCGTGCGGATCGTTGAAGTGAGGCCCTAAGTTCTCGATAGCGTTATATCGGACCCAGATGTCGGAAGCCTCCCGATGCGGGCTTCGCGGGTGATCGGTACGCCACTTGTGTTGGTCCCACAATTGTGGCTGTTGCTCTAATTCCCATCGCAGTGTGCGTACCGGGAATTTTCTATGGAGTGAGCGAATGCTCATCCTGGGCTCCTGAGGGGAATCGCCGGTCGCGCTCCTTCAGCATTTCATCAGCGATCTGGGCGCATTCAGACACCGTGCGGGGTTTGGCCGCATCCCGCGTGGTGCCCGGATGTAGGCTCATGGTCATCGCCCCGCAGAAGTAGGTATCCCAGGCGAGGACACGCCAGGCATCGCTCATACGATGGTGAGCCCCGACATCGTGAAAGTGACGGAAGTCCCCGCCGAGGCATACGCGCGTAAGGCAGAGCCGGCAGGGAAAACAGCCCCTGCGAGCTCGGGACTCACATAAGCTTCCCCGGGGGCGAGTGAGCGTGCGGAGATCATGGTGGTCGCTGCGGCGAGTGCTCCACCGGTCGTGACACCGGCTGTGATCGTGACGGCACTCGCTGTGGTGTTGGTGAAGACGGCGCGGCCAATCTTCACAGTCGTCAGCGTAGGCGTAGAGTAAACCGTCGCGTCAGCATTGCCAAGCTGAACGGGTGCGACGAGCTGGACCTGGGTTACGGTCGTCATGGGGACCTCAAGTGGGGATGAAAACCATGGTGGGCGTCCCGGTATAGGTCACCACCACCTGATCCAGGCGGCTGACCATGATCAGACCTGCGGTCAGGCCGGTCGCGACCGTGGTCGACTGCCGGATCAATTGGATTTGCGACACGGTTCCACCGGTCACGGACACCTGCCCATTAAAGGGGGCCGTGTACGTGTAGGGCGACGCACCAGGGGTGATCGCAGAGACCGGTTGGGCAGACGCAGGCGGGTCCGCTAATAGGGTGTCCTGAGCCAGGAGAAGCACCTGCGCAAGGTCGGGGACATCAGGGATAGGAAGATCGTTCTGCAGGTTCCAGATCGGCTGCCGCAGTGCAATAGCATCCGCATCGATCGCATCCGTGTCGGTCGATTCGATATCGATGAGCGCATCGGCCGGGAGTCCATTGCCTGTCCCCAACACCTGGATGCAGAGGTTGTAGAGCAGCAGCCACCAGTTGTGATCGATACGGACCTTGCCCTCGGTATCGACCGTACCGAATGCCACGGTCTCCGGGATGATCCGTCCAGGTAAGAGACTCATGGACCGAACGCCTTCAGCGTCACACCCGTGATATCCCGATTCACAGGAGCGATGACCTCGATCTGCGCGACGGAGCCGCGCGTCCAACCGAGTTTTCGGGCCATTGAGCGATTCGTATACTGCCCCGTAGCTCCCATGGGCAGAGAAAGGCTCTGTCCATAGGTGGTGCCGTAATCCTTCGAGAGTCGCAGACTCGCCTGGGGATTGGCGCCGAGACCGGATGAGGCTCCCTGCCCCGGCGCGAAGTCGATCTGGAGTGAGGACATGAACACCCGCTCGCGGCTTTCCTTGCTCCAGATGTAGGGTGAACGGCGTCGGGCGAGAATCGGCCAACCCGCATCCGTGTAGGCATTGCGGGTCAGCTGGTAGAGCGCGCCATTCTGGTAGTCGCCCACGATCCGCATCCCGCCAAAGTTCATGTAGCAGTTGGAGCGGTGGCGGTGGTACTGCTGGGTATAGGGGTCGTAAGAGAGCCTTTGCGTCCAGGCGAAGGCCGGGGGCATGGTGGCGTCATAAACCCAGGTAGCATCAGCAGTAGGGAAGATGAGCACCCAGAACTCGTGCCCGCCTTCCGCATAGGTATAGGCGATCGCATCGTCGGTGACGGTGTATTGCGCAATCGCATTGGAGACCGCAGGCGTTGAGACCACGTCGTACGCGAATCCCTTGGTGCGAACGACAACGTTCTCACCGCGTTCCGAGCGTCCCAGCCAGATCAGCCCTTCCTGTCCTTCCGAGACCAGCCGGCAGATCGAATAGCGCGCCTTGCAGCCGATCTGGAGCATCGAGCCCACCAGTCGCTGGAAGGGGAAATATTGCCCCCCCGCGTCATACCAGGGCTCCGTCGTGGTCTCGCCGATCAGCCACAGTTCTTCCTTGTTCTCGATCACTCCCACCAGGAGGTCGCTGAAGGCATCCTTCAGAGCGAAGTAGGACGCATTGAACGCCGGAGAATACGGTTGGCCATCGGTATAAAACACAGCGGTGTTGTTCTGGTTGAAGATCCACCAGCCGTCGATGTAAGCCGTCAGAGAGGCGCCCAGGAAGTCCGTATCGGTGATCTGCGCGAAAGCCTGGGTGTTGATGGTGTAGAGATAGCCGTAAGGGCCATCCACAATGACTGCGTAATTACCCTGCTTCCCATTGTCCCGGATGCTCACAGGTCCCATGCTGGTCGCCAGCATTCCTACTTTGGTGAGCGCCAGAGAACCTGGGGTATTGAGACTGCCGGGAGTTACAATCGTGCAGAGATAACAGACGTTCGCGATAACCACGAGCGCCTGAGTCCGACCCGGTAATACCCAACATCCCCGCACAGGCAGATTCGTGACCGCAGAAGGTTGCGGCCATTGGGTCATGCTGGTGGAGAATCCCGGCGCTCCCCCTCCGGGAGCGGCTGCGACCTGAACCAGTCCCGGAGCTCCGAGCAGGGAAGTGGCGCTCTTGGCGGTTTTCGAAGGCGAGATTTCCGGGAACCAATTGATACAGACCTGCGCATCCTGATACGGATTCGCGGTGTTATCTTCACCCGCATTGAAGCCAAAGTCGCCGAAGACTTCCATGGTTAGCGCCCGTACCCGCCGTGGGTGATCCAGCCCCCGTCAGGCCGGTCCCCGGCGAGCAGTTCCCGGTCATACCGGGATTCAGGCGCCGGTTTGGCATTCAGCGATTGAATCGCCTTATAGGCCTGGTCGGCATTCTTGGCGAGTTGGGACGGGACGGGGATAGGCCCCATATATTCCGGCCATAACTGCAACGCGAGATTCCACTTGATCGCAGCCGAGTAACCGGGCGGTAGGATGAAGACCTGCGTGGCCGTCAGGCTCTCGAGCAGCGTATCGGTGAAGAGATGGAGCTCGCCCCCATTGCTGGGTAACTGATAGACATTCAATACCCCATAGGGCATGAGATTGTTATACCAGCCCAAGGTAGGCCACGGACCCGGCTGGGCCTTGAAAAGGATGGAGTTGAATTCCTCGAGACTGGCCCGGACGTCCAGCTCGAAGTCCAGCTGACTGTAACGCGTGAAGGCATAGCTGATCCGCAAGGGACGTGGGATGGCGAAGTCACCGGGGATCGTATAGGTGATCTGATCCGTCCCCGATGAATTGGCGATGGCTACTGCACTCATGGTCACAGTGTTGGTACCGATCGCAGTCACGTAAGTCCCGGCCGGGATGATGTTCTGCGAGTCCGTGAGCGTGGAGCCTGCGGAGTTCCCCGACAATGCCGTACCGGCTACGAGGTCTGTCGGAAGATTCGTGACGTTTGTGATGACGTTGGAATTCGCCGTCAGGGTCCCGGTGAATGGCGGTTCTCCGATAGAGGTACAGGTGGGATTGCCGATCGTGTATTGAGCCTGTCCCGAATTCCACTGGAGGATGTTCTCGTTCGAGCCGTAGACTGAGAGCTTATCTGTGCTCCACATATCCAGCATGTCATTGAGGGTATCCAGGCAATCCTGGGTATCCTGCGGGGCAATGGTCTCACCGGATTGATAGGAGTTGATCCGGCGTAATGCCCCTTTGATGAGATCCAAAGCGGTGTTGTTGCTCATTGCTTCCAGTCCGGTGGGAGATCAAAGAAGGACGCAAACGGGAAGGAGGCAATGGTGAGCAGCAGCGGTGCGCCTTTGCTCGTAAGGTTACCTCCCTGTATGGATTGGGCGATCACGGTGCCTCCGAGGTACTGATCACTGTGACCCCATTGGATCCTGATACTCGAGACCTGATTGAAGTAGTTCGTGTTGGGCACATAAATTCCCGCCTGCTGCAGGAGTTTCATGGCCTCATAGATATTGTCCCCGATGAGGTTGGGCATGATGAGCCCTCCGATCGGCGGCAACGGACGGTACAACGTGTTCCAGGCTTCCCAGCCGAAATCCGCGCTCGGGAATGTCGGGCGGCGGATCGGCAGCGGCGGCCAGTCGGTCTGCGCGAAGGGCCGTAACACTGCCGTTGTGAGCAGGATCTGTGGACTCTGATAGCTCTCGGCCGGGAACTCTCGGGCGCGCAGGGGTAACGGCCATTCGTCCTGAAAGAAGGGAAACGCCTGCGGAAGTCCCTTCAATGTGGTGTTGGGGGGAATCTCATGGAAGGTCTCTTTCGGCCTTGTGGTCTGCGGCCATTCCTTCTGAGAGAACGGCGCATTGATGCCGGTCGGAATCCCCCGGGTAGTAGCGCCGGTTATCTCGAAGTGCATCCGCGTCTGACGGACCGGAAGGTTCAGCGGCCAGTCCAGCTGCGCGAAAGGCTTTGGCGGGGCGATGCCCGTGCTCGGGAACAGGAAGTCCTGAGGGGTCGCCCGCGCCCGCATGGGCGTCGGGAAATCCACAGGAATGTAAGGTGCGATGACCGGACCAGGCAGATAGGAGAGCGTCTCCATCTGCAGAAAATCCCGATCGGTACGCCGATAGACTTCCGGTTGATAAGACGGGATGAACGGTGCCGGACCTGCCACACCCAACTTCAGGGTGAGCGCGGACTCCTGCGGGATCTGCCGATAGGGCCTGCGGTAATACTCAACCTGGGTGGGCGGTCGGAAGAAGGCGGCCTGCACAGCCGGTAGAGGAATACCGCGCGTCGTCGTGCCCTGCCAGATGAAATCCTGCGGGGGCGGGCGCGAGACAAAACGTTGTTGCTGAACCTCGTTGGACCCGAAAGGCTTGATACTGAGCGCATAAAGTGCCAGCAGATTCGGGACTGGATCGACCTGATGATAGGGTCGCCGGAAATACTGAACCTGGGTGATGCCTCGTACTGTGTTTGCCATCAGAGTGCCTTCAGGTATCGCTCCACCTTGGCCTCAAAGGGATCGCACATACCAGTCAGCGCCTTACGCTTACCGCACTCATCGCATAACACCTTGCGACATTGGGAGCAGACATAGCGCTTCTCCCTCATGCCGAAGGGCTTGACGATGACCGTCACACCGCGCTGACAGTGCCCGCAGGTATAGATGGGGGTTTGAAACAATCCTCGCCCGGCTTCCGCAGGCAACCCCACCTTGTGCAGCATATCCGCGGGAACACCGGGAGAATCCCGGTGATCGAGCGTCAATTCTCCTTCGAGATCGCGTAAGGTTTTCACAGGCATATCTGAGCCATCAGAGGGTCAGCAGCGGCTGCAACGACTTTGTAGGCAACCGTGATATACATCCAGTTCGTGCTGGCTGATCCCCAGGTATAGGTCGCCGAGGTCGCAGCGGCCGAATCCAGATGACCCAGGTACACCATGCCTGCCGCACTGTTATCCATGCGATCCGTAGTCCAACCCGACGGAACAGTGCTGATCGTATCTCCGGTGCTATTCCGGACTACAGCCATGAGGGTGGAGTTCGCGACATTCGTGAGACTCGCCGTAGTAACAGTAGTCGCTGCCGTGGCAGTGCCATTACTGATGAAAGGCGAATCCAACCCGGCGCCGGTCTGATTCATCGAGCCTAACGTATAAATCTGGCCATGGAAGGCGGTGAGGATGGTTCCTCCAGTAGCTGTCACACTCAATGTCTGAACGCCTGAGGGGATAGAGGCTTCCGCAAGAGAAAATGCTAGAAGTTGGTCATCCGCACTTAATGGGCCTACCACATCGGCAGACATGGCTACACCGCCGAATGTCGCGCTGTAGGTCGGTGTCCCAGTATCCCGGCGCACAGCTCCCAACGCCACCACCCGTCGATTACTGCCCGCGGCGGCGGTGAAAGTGCCTCCCGATGCGATATTGGCGGTACTCAGTGTAGTCATATTCCTCGTCCTACAGGGCGTGCGGAAGCGCCCACATTAATGTAGACCTTGTTGTATTTCTCAACGGTTCCCGGTGTCGGGGCATAGCCACCGATATCAATCCGGTTGAAGCCCTGACCTCCGGTGCGACAGTTGAAGACACTTACCGCCCAGAAGATGAGCGTTCCATTCAACCAACAGGCCATCTCACCATCCGGTCCAGCATCCGTGTTATGTCGGACATACCATTCGAGACTATTGACTGTGCCATTGATCGCCTCATTCCCACCGACATGGTTGTTGATCGTGGGATGTGGCGTGCGAGAGTAGGACGAGCCGCCGGTCAGTGTGGGCGCCGCATCCAGGAAGAACTGCGTATTGATGTCACCACCGGAGACCGAATCGGAGTACGACAGGCCCATGCGGGTTCCGCTATATCCACCGGCATTGCATCCCATCGTGAAGTTGGAATAGATGCTGGGGTAGCCGTTGCCGAACAGCTTCAGCTCTTTCGAATCCTGATTCTGCGTACGGATCAGGTCGTACTTGATGTAGACCCCGCCCTTGCTCGCGACCTGATCGATACCAGTCCAGCGGAAGCCCGCGGTTCCCCCGGCCGCCCAGTTGAGGACGCCCAGGCCGTTGGCTGAATCCCAAGTGCCGAAATTGCCGCCCGCATCGTCCGCGAAGGCGAGTCCGGTATTGGAATCTGACACCAACCCACCGTTGGCCGTACCGGGTATGAGCGAGACCAGCGAGAAGCTCGTATAGGGTAGGACGAAGATCCGGCCATCTCCATCTGGAATAGTGAAGGTCGAGACCAATCCTCCGTTGTTGATCAGAGGCTGCTGGGTGCCGATGAGCGCCTGATACTGTCTGGGAAGGGTGATGGTCTGCGCGCCATTACCGCGCGGGTTGATGACTGCGATACCGTTGGTGAACTGTCGCATCCACACGCCCATCGGGCCCACGTTCCAATAAGGCGTGGTCGGACGGGTGGTGAGCGGGGTACCCAGATACCCGCGTCTGAAGTTGACCTGGGCCAGGGAATCATCCCCGTACTCGTCGTACCAGCGGACGATCGCCCAGTTATAGCCGCCCACTCCGGGCGCGAAGTAGCCATCATCGAGCAGTATCGTACACAGCCCATAGCGCATGAGCTGGTATTCAAACGCCGTCCCGGTAGTGACCGTAACGGCAGTCGTACCTGCGCCCACCGGCCAGGAGGCAGTCTGTGTGCCATCGGTGGAGGGAAGCTTAATTCCCAATCCCACGAGTTTCGGGGCTAAGCAGAAATCCATCCCTTGATAATAGTTGGCGAGCAGGTTAGGCCATCCAGAGGGCCAGAGCGTATTGCCCGTGTTGGTATTGCCCGTCTGAAACTGTTCCCAGGAGCTGGCACCGGCACCGATTGCGTTCTCGAGTAAGCCCCCATGGAGGGTGTTCTCAAGGCCACTGGTGAGCGGCGCCGTCCCGAACTGATACTTGTTGGCGTATTGACCGTAGTTTGCGAAGTTGTAGTAGGTTCTTCCAGGATTGACGAGCGTGAGCATCGTCTGCATCTGGTCGAACATGTTGTGGATGCCCCGCGCCATGACGGGCTGCACCGTATCCAGATTCGGGAACCCACCGCCTTGCTGTGATCCCGGGGCGACGTTGATTCCATCGAGATAGGAGTTCGGTACCGATCCCGCACCGTCCAGGGCGACGAACGCATTGTCGAGGAAGATACCCGCTGCAGAGGGTGAGCCCATCTGCGCGTTGAATGAATAACGCGAATCGCCGGTATACCCGCGCATGAGCAGCTTGATCGCGGCGTAATTGCCGAAGCTTCTCGCGGGCCCCTGTACCCCTGTGGGACTGCCGGTAGAGGTGGTTCCGTAGTTGGTGCCGCAGATCGAGGCACCGATTCCGGCCGAGCCGATGGCGCCGGGCCATGCGGCACAGTAGTTGATGTGCAACTGACCCGTACCGAAGGGGAAAGGCGTCTTTGTCCCGACACCGCCTGCAGATTCGTAGAGGTACCAGTTATTGGCATCTACCAGGGTTTGCCACTGGGCATAGGGATTGCCCGAAATCGTGGTACACATCATCTCGTAATAGAACGTCAGGGTCTGACGCGATGTGTTCTTGGTGATCGAATAGGACGCGTTCTTGAGCAACGCCTGTGTCAGGTTCTCGCGATCGCGTAACCCTCCCGTATCCCATCCTTCGAACACGCCTTGAATGATCGCGACATCGTACGAGCCGATCGTCTGCACGGCGATATTGGCTGCTGTTCCAGCTCCTGCGGTGAGCCAGTTGGGATAGCCGGTTCCCGAATTGCTTCCATAGCTCTGGTCCCCTGCGACGCCGACCAACATGACGCGTGGGAAAGAAAGCACGGTGGAGACCGCGGCACTGACGGTGATCGAGAAAGGCGCAGAGACAATCGTGCCGACGCTGTCTTGAACCTGGATCACCAGGCTTTCTGTCTCAGCGGTGGTCGGAGTTCCCGTCCCCAATCCCCCGGCGGTCATGGAGAACCAATTTCCGGTGTTGGGAGTATCCGATAGGACGGTCCAGACATAGGGCGAGATGCCCCCAGTAGCCGCCATCGTGACACTGTAAGCCGAGCCCACGGTCGCCCCTGGCAAGGGACTCGTGGTCGTAATGGATAGCGGCGTTCCCGTGACGGACAGGGTGAAGAACTTGCTGGCCTTGGTCCCCTGTGAATCGATCACCTGGACCAGGACGACTTCCGTTTCCGGAGTGCCCGGGGTCCCGGTAAAGACCCCGGCGGAAGAGAGTGTGAGCCAGTTCCCCGTGTTGGGGACCTTGGACAGTGTTGACCAGGTATACGGACCCAGCCCCCCTGTAGCGCTCAGCGAGGCGCTATAGGGGTTGCCGATCGACCCCGCAGGAATCGAGGCCGTCGTGATCTGAAGCGGTGGAAGGGTCGCCTGAGGCTGGCCGATCGACCGGTGATGATGCAGTGTCGGCATGGGGCACCGCCCCGTGGAGCACTAGACGACCTCGTACAGGATGTGAGCGCTCATCGCTCCCGTGGTGCCACCGGTGTAAGCCGTGAGACTGGCCTCACCCAATGAAGCGGAAGCACCTACCACGCTGATTTCCTCACCCGGTCGCGCCACCCATCGCACGATGCCACCGTAGGCATTGAACGACAGATGCAGGAGGTGCAGGGTCGAGGACCGTTGGGGCTTGGTGGTTGCCGCCGTGTTGCCGACGACCGGCAGAGTCCCCGGCGCAGTGTTGGAAGCATCCAGAACCGCCGTGCGGCCGCCGCCTGCCGTGCCAGACATGACCGTTGAGTCGCGCGCGAGCACCATGATGGAGGGCGAGCTGGACGAAGCTGCCTCGCCACCCATGTAGATCTCCGACAGGTTCAAGCGCTGGCTGGCGCTGCCACCCTGGAGATACCCAAGATAGGTCGAGTCCACGAGGTTGGTCGCATCGGCCGTCGCGGTCGGGGTGACAGAGGTGATCGAATAAGAGTACCGGGCCATGAATACACCTTTAGTTTGGAGTTAGACCGGGACCTCTTCCCAGCTGAAGCTGAACTGCAACGCGCTGGTCGTTACGATCGCCGTATAGCTCGCAACGAAAGAACCGGGAGGAATGATGACGGAGCCTTCGAAATCCACCAAAATACCCGGTTCCAATCCATAACCGGTGGTGGCCACAGAGCCCACGGAGCCAAAGGTAGCAATCAAAAGAGGTGTTGAGATGGTCTGACCGGCGGTCGCAACCGCCTTGGAAGTCTGTCCGCCACCGATCACACGACTTTGTGGCGTGAGACTGGCCGTGATGGACCCCGCGCCGCCCATGATACCGATGGTCGCCGCCGCGCCCACCGCGAACTGCGCAGCGGTGAACTTGTTCAACACGAGATTCACACCAGAGCCGGTGGGATTCCCCACCGCAAGCCCGGTGAAAGTTGTCGCGAGCGCTGCCGTCGTGGTGACGCCGGTACCTTGAGTACAGACGGAGAACACATTTCCGCGAACGGTCTGCTCGTAGTAGCGACCGTGCAGCTCGGAGACGATCAGGTCACCTTGTCGGCCGGCGCGTACTGCAACAGGTACGTTGCCATCGGACCAGTTCTGCGTGCCAACGAGTGGCTGGATCAGCATGGGTTATCCCCTATCTCTGCGGGTTCGCAAAATCAAAGGCCACTGGGTACAGCGGCAGGTATTCGATCCATTGCCCTTGCGCAGGAGCCGCTGGAGCGCCGGTCCACAGGTACGTTTTCCCGGTGTCGTATTCGTAAAATCGAGCCGCGAATTCAGCGCCACCCGGTTTCGTGTCCGTAGACAACCCGAGATAGAGCTGGCGGCTTTCAACACCGGAGGTGATCACATCGAGCTCGGCGGACTGCCGAAGGGCCGGTCCACATTCACCACATACACTTCCGAGGCAGTCGGAGTGATCGTGGCGGCAGTCGTATTCATGAAGGTCACACCGATCACATTCGCAGCCGTGACGCGAGAATTGACGATGCCCAGTCCTGCTTGAGAGGTGGGTTTGGTCACATTCACGAAGTCTCCGGTCTGAACGCCCGTGCAGGTAAAGGTCTGCTCGGCACTCGTGGCATTGGCCACCGAGGTGGGCGACAGGGTCATATTCAGGATCATCGAGTACTGAATGTTGCCCCGGACTACATCATTGATCGGCATCTAGGCAGCCTCCGTCACAGTCAACAAGCCTGTCTTGCGACAGTGATCGTAGAAATTGCCCTTCCAGGCCTTTCCACCCCGATGCGAGAACGTGATATCCGAGTCAATCCACATCGTCTGGCCGGTCTCACACCAGCGTCGGCAAAAATAGATGTCTTCGCCGAAGTCCTTCGGGTTCGAACCGATCTTGAAATACGGCTTCTGCAAGCGCGTAAACGCACTGCGCTTGATCCGCAGGAAAGCGGTCGGGATCTCCTTGCACTCGAATAACCCTTCCGCACTCATTCGCCCCGTGAGGGCGTTCTCGTGGAAGGTATCCTCACTGGACTTATCCCGTTTCGGGACGAGTCCGCCCACAATCTCCTGCGGATAGGACAGCACGCGCGTCACGGCCTTGGCGTCCCAACCCACGTCAGCGTCGATAAACAACAGGTCCTCGGCGTCCGTAGCGAGGAACTTCTCCACCAGCTCATTGCGCGAGAGGTCTAGGAACGGATTCCCCGGCGCTACCGCGTGATACACCCCGATACCGGCCTGCGTGAGACGGATTCCCGTCTCGAGCAGACTCGAGGTGTATTCCATGCACAACCATTCATCGTAGGTCGGCGTGGCAATGAAGACGCTACCAGTCAATCTGGCTCCCCGAGGCTGGCGCCGACCAGTTGGGCTGCACGCGTTCGACCAGCACCGTGTAGACCTCGCTCGCCGTGGGCGTAATGGTCGCGGCCGTGAAGTTCCCGAAGGTGATCGCGAGGACATCCGCGGCACTGACACGGGTTCCCACAATGCCCAAGCCTGCCTGGGTCGTGGGCTTGTTGACCCAGACAAAGTCGGTCGTGAGCAGCCCCGTGCAGGTAAAGGTCTGCTCGGCCGCGGTCGCGTTCGCCACCGAAGTCGGCGAGAGGGTGAGAGTCAGGACAGCGTTCTTCCAGATGTTGCCCGTGGGCATCTGGATCGTGTCGGGAAGGGTGACCGAATTCGGTCCCGGGTTGGAGCCGTCGACGTTGGTGACTGCGGGAAATGCCATGAATGCTCCTTAACCGACGATACGGCCGCCCATCTGGCGGTAAAGCGAGGCGAACCCGTAGGCGATATCCATACGAGTGGGCTCCGCGTCGTTGTTGATCGTGTACTGCGTCGCGATACGGATGGAGATGCCGAGATCCTCATCTGTCGCCCGCGAAGCCTCCACTGCCGTACGCGGCAAGGGCAGATCGACCACGGCCATCGCATACGCATCACGATGGAAGTAGAGATTCTGAGTGGATGCGGTTGCGGAAGCCGCGCCGCCGTTGATGGTCACCGTGTAGGGCGAGACCGGCTTCGCGGTGCAGTTCTGGAACTGGCCACCGTAGATCAGACATTCAGCCACAGTGACCGAGAGGGTTCCGGAGCCGCCCGAGGTGTAAAGCCCGGTGGTGGCATTGAAGGTGCCATTACCCGCGCCTCCCGTCGCGCCGGAGGCAAACGCGGGCCCACCGGGCGCTGCCACACCGGTCATCTGCGCATAGCCATTCGGTGGCAACACCACGAACTGCTTGAGCGCCGTGCCATACTGGCCGCGGTTCTGCGGGTTGACCGGGTAGACACCTTTGATCTGCAGGATGTCACCGACATAGCACTGTGCGGCTGTGTTGGTGAGCCCTGAGAGCTCGAACACACCCGATCCGGCCCAACCAGAGGCCAGCAGCGCGGTACCGCCGCTCGAGTTGCCTGGGGAGTTACCAGCCAGCACCGGCGTACCGGTCAGGGTACCGGTGGTGTACATCGGGATGTTCGGATCTTCGAACCAGTCGGCGCCCGCCGTCTTGGCGGCGATCATGCCGGTCTCAAAGAAGTCGCTGACGTTGGCCTGCGGGTTGAACAGGCCCTTCATCGCATCCGCCATTGAGGAATGTGCAAGAGGATTCAGGACTGCGGTCGGAATCAGGCCCTTCGGCATGCCCTCGAGGGACAAGATGGCACGTAGGTCTGAGAAGTTCTTGAACGAGGTCGGCGGCGTGCCATATGTACCCACCGTGATGGGGGTGTTCTGGAAGGCGAAGTAGGCGCCATCCGAGTCCGCCCGGTTGCCGATGGCAATACAGGCCGGGTGGATGAAGCGCTGCTCGAAATCGTCGATATCCAGCAACATGTTGATCGTGTTGAACTGGATGTCGACGTGGAACTGGTAGAGGATCGAGACCGGAACGTAGGTTTCGGTGCTCGGCTCGACGTTCAACGCGGGTCCGAAGGTACCCAGGTACCGGGGCGGACGGCGGATATTGGCCGTCGCACCGATTTTCTCGCCCTTACGTCCGAATTCCTTGTCGAATTGCCGGTTGAACTTGTCCGTCAGCACGCATTCGTTCGCCAGCACAGGCAGCGCACGATTGGTGATCATGCTGATCGTCAGGAGTTGATTCGCCAAAGCCGTACACCTTGCCGCGCCTCACGGGCGCCTCGGAAAACTTGAGTTTTCCGCGCATCAGTGTCTCCTTCGCCGATTCAAGTCCACCCGACGCTGCTTCTGCCAGGCCGCCAAGGCTTCCTGGGCGGTCATTTCCCGCTCATCTGTGCGGGCCTGACTGGTACTCGTCGTGGTTAGAGGCGTGATCACCGGAGCGCGGGGCTGGCTCGGGGTGCTACCAATGGCAGTTCCCGTATCGGTGCTCGGGTCTGAACCCGTCTTTGGACTCGGCGTATCGCCGTTTGAGGCTTTCGGGGTGCTGGACGCAGTCCCGAATGGCTCAAGCTTACTCTCAATCTTGCCGATTTCAACTAGGGCCTTGGCGGGAGGCATCTTCTGGAGCTTCTCCAGCACGTCCGGATGTTTGGCGAGGTGATATCCCAACTCCGCGAACATCTCCGACTCCTGCATGTAGCCGGCGATCACTGGAGGGACCTCGAGGTCCACTCTACCGGTCACCTCGGCATAGTCGGGGACGAGATCCAATGCCTTGGCGATGCGACTCCGGGCCTGTTCGACGATCAGCGCCTGACGTTCCGCCTCGCGCTGTTGGGCAGCCTCAGCCTCTTTGGCTTTCAGCTTCTGATCGACCTGCCAATCGACCAGCGCATCCCGGAAAGCATCGTCTGTCTCGAAGTTCTCGCGCTTGGGCTTCTCGTTCTCTGCAGGCTTTTCGGTCTGGGTCGGCTGAACTTTGAGCCGATTCAGTTCGCGTTCGAGTTCCTGAGCCCGTTTCTCAGCCAGGATCCGCGTGTTGTACTGTTCGGTCGCGAACTCCTGGGCATCCTTCATCTGCGCGTGCTTCTTACCGATCGACTTCAGCATCGACTCGGTGAACTCGCGCTTCTGTTTCGGCGTAAAGCCATCCTCTCCCTCAACGTCATCGTTGGGGTCGGGCTTGGGATCTACCTTGACCTCCTTGGTCTCGGTCGGCTTCTCCTTACCGTTGGGTTTGACCAGGATGGCATTGTCGGCCACCACGTCGGCAGGCTGCTGTAACTCCCCGGTAGTGAGAAGCGTCGCCTCTCCCCTTGCATCAAGTACCACTTGCGCCATTCGTCTTCTCCGTCTTGTCAGCGTGTTCGATCATGCGTTCAGCCTCGGCCATATGGTGCTTGGCCTCGGCATGGGTATTGAGGAGGGATGCGCCGGCTTTGATCTCTTCCACAGCGATGGCTGTGTGTGTGCGCATCTTGGTGTCGAATTCAGCCGTATGGGCCCGGACTTCCGTATCGTGAACCTTGGTTTGGGCGGCGATCTTCGCCTTGGTGATGCCTGACTGATCCGCCTGCAACTGCTGCTTGAGCTGCTGGTTCTCGTTGTAGAGCGCCTGCACGATGGCCTTCGCCTGATCGGGCAGCGACTCCATGACCTTCTTGAGCCCATCAGGCGTGAGAGCGGCAATACGATCGGCCAGCTCCTGCATGTAGGGATGGTCGATCGAGCGGAAGACGAGATCCGCACCGTGCTGGGCAACCAGTTCCGCCAGAGGCCCGATGGACAGCAGTTGGATGAGTGTCTCGGCGCCCTCTTCCCGCTTGGTCTCGTAGCCGGGACCGGTATCCATGACCACGTCGTAGCGACCCACGGAGAGGTCATTCTTCAGTGCCTTGACTGCGGGGTCATCGCCCTGCTGATTGAGCGTGATGAGCTCCGGGGTGTGGTCTTCCCCGATGATCCGCTGGATACGCCCGGGCTCGTAATAGGTCGCGGGGATCCACTCGAGCATGATCCGCCATGTGTGGGCGATCGCGAGGGTTTCGTTGTTGTAGTACTGGAAGTGCGACTGATCAGACATCTTGTCGCGGCGCTTGAGCGCACGACCTGAGATGACCTGACCCTGTACGTCCTGCCCCGGCTCGTTGGGCATGCCTGCCACAGCCAGGAGATTCGAACGCATGCCCTGTGTGAACTCGGAGAATCCAGCTTCCATCTGGGCGGGCGGCTGGCGCACAGGAGGTGGAAGCAGCACATCGCCCTGGCCCGTGCTCACCGTGACGGGCTTGTACTCAAGGACCGCGTGGTTCGATGTATTGGACTCGTACCACTCCGGATGGCCATTCAACTGGCCTTCTGCGGCGACCCAGGGCGCTTTGGGGGTCAGGCCCAAGCGCTTGATCTTGGCGACCTCGCCGTAGTTCACCATGCGCTGGGGGTCGCGCATATTGCGCACCATGCCGCGGCGGATGACATCACCATCCACGTTGGTGGCATTGCCCTGGCAGCGGATAATCGGTATCCAGGTGCCCGGTAAGACTTCGCGCTCCACCACGCGGGTGCCATTCAGCCGGAACCACTCCACCGTACGCCGGGCTGACATGCGGTCATCGATGACCTTGTCTCCAGCTGCCGCGAGGGATTCATCGTTCGGCATCTGGTCTTGATAGCGCGTGTACTCGTAGCCAGTCAGGCTGTTACGGATCTGATAGAGCTTGGCGCCCTTCTCACGGATGCGGAAGTATTCGGCCAAGCGAATCTCTTCCCGGCTCTCCCAATCGATCTTCTCGCGGTCCTCCACCATGCCGTAGGTCCAATCAGCATTGTCCATACGCGGATAGAGGCGTTTGTACTCGATGCGCTTCATCTTGGTGGTGATGAGTCCCCACATCGCATCACACCCGGTGGGCATGATCGCGCCGGGATCCAGATACACCGTGAAGATATTCATGATCGGAGCGATACGCAGCTCCTTCTGGAAGGAGTCGGCCTTCACGTATTCCGCGAGTAGCCGCCAGTAGCCCTCACCACAGGTCACTGCGCTTTTGGCTCCTTGGTCATAAGCCACGGAGGCATCCGAGCGATACTCCACGTGCCGTCCCACGCCGTTGATAACCTCGGCCAACTCAATGGTCGCGCCCTCTCCCACCGGATGGCATTTGCCCCGCGGGGATTGCTCCCGCATGTTGTTCTCAACGCGCTGGACCAGTGCGTCCGTCAGGTTGATAGTGAGCTGTGGGGTCTCCTGAGAGGCCGTGGTGACCACTGTGTGATCCCACTGCTCGCCCTCGCGGAATAGCAGGTCAGACTTGGCCTTCTGACGGTTGCGGGATTCGGCGGACTCTGCGATGAGCAGCCGATCCTTAGCCTCTTCAAAGATGTCGCGTTCGGAGATCGCATCGAACTCGGCATCACGTCGGTTGCGTGTCATTGCATGTCTGCCAAAGGTGTAAGGGCTGTACGGGACTCAGCTGCGATCTCCCAGCTCTGTTTGAGGTCACCCGCAAGTGCATCCGCAGTAATGCGCGGCTGGGGATGGTGATCGCTGTTCACCATGAGCTTGAGAAACACCCCGTCGCGGTACTTCTCAGTCGGTGGGCCGGTCACCCAAACACAGACGTTGCTATCTGGCGCAGGGGTCGTATAGACGTTCAAACGCTCGTAGTCCCACTCGGAGGCTAAGGGGATGTCGATCGCCTGCCAGAGCCAGTAGTTGAACGGGTCACCGGGGTCTACTGAGGGGTTCACGATCCCAAGGAGGCGGCTCATAGGTTATGCATCCAGGCCGTTTCACTCGGCCGGTGAATGAAGGTTTGTTGCTTCTGCTCTTTGGGCGGCTCTTGCGCCTTGGTGAGCTCGGGGAACAGGTCTGACATCCCCCAGATCATGGCGTCGGCCCTGTTGGGACTGCGCTCGCCCTGATAGCCATACGTGGTAAAGCCAGTCAGCTCGTCTTCCAGGTCGCGGAAGTAGCCGGCCATGCGGATCTTGCCCTGCTCGATCAGGGTGGAGATCGGCTCTGCGCGAACAATCTTGCCGCGGCTAGCTGTAACCGGACGAAATGGCGTACGCGGTCGCGCGGAGCGGATAACTGCGCCGACCATTGCGCCGCCAAAGTTAACCTCCGCAACAATTCGGTCCGCGCTGTGTCGCTCAAAGGCGCTGGTAGCGACCTTTCCCCAGGCTTCGGGTCTGCAGCGACAGGTGAGGTCCTCGAGTACGTATCCATTGCCATCCACTCCCAGTCCACACACGACGATGCCAATCTCATCGTGATCGGTGTTGTCTTCGTCGTCAGCTCCAGAGGGGTCAACAGCAACCACGATGCGCAGCATCTCAGGAAGTGCCTGGTCGATCACCCGCCAGCGCTCGATCATCTCGTCCGAGAAGAGCGCATTGGGGGCCGCGTCCCGGAACTCGCCTTCCAGGAAGCGCTTGCGCAGTCGGGGCGGCAGGGCCTCGAGCGTCTTCAGATACTCAGGAGGCAGGTTCTCCACGTTGTCACGCGGATTCAACTGCATGAAGCCGTAGTTCTCAGGGTCCGGCAGGTATTGCTTGCTCTCGGGGTCCTGGTGGGTCTTGAAGAGTTTGTACGACCAGTGCCCTTTGTCCGGTGGGTTCTCGTCGTAGTACATCTTCAGGCGCAAGGGCTTACCGGTCGCGCGGTCCTCGACCTTCTGAGCCAGTCGGGTGACGGCCATATTGCGCGAGCTGTATGGGATCTGGCTGCACTCGTTCAGCAGGATGGAGGCGTACTCATTGCCCAGGATCTTCTCGACGCGCTCCTTGTCGTCTAATCCACCGAACCACACCTCGCTGCCGCCAGGGAGCGTGGCAAACCATGCGCTGTGGTTGATCTCTTTGGGGTTGTAGGGAATCTGAGGGAAGCAGTTCTTGCGTACCCACGGATAGGTGCCATGCACGATCGACTGAATGCAGTGACCGAAGCGGAAGCGCAGGATCGCGTGACGGCTTCCAGGAGCCTTGAAGGCGCGCTGTAGGATCTTGCGTACAACCAGTACGGTCTTACCCGATCGGCTCCCACCGGCCAGCATGATGTGCTGGGCAGGGCCGTTGAGCAGCTCCTGCGCTTCTTCCTGCTTGGGGGTGAGGTGGAAGTCAGTCATTGAATCTCTAACAACGCCTCTGTGAAGCGCTTATCGAAGTCATAACTGGCCTCGTAAAGCGCAGAAAACGGCACCTCGATAGTCCTCGACTCACGGATGCAGGCCATCTCCTCCGAATAACTCAGGGCCCACTCGCAAGGGGTCCTGAGTCTGGGCTTCCGCATCTGTACCTGATCACCGAAAGTGATGGCGATGCGTGGCTCAAATGTGTCGGGATCTATCCATCGCTCCACACCGGCTGCGTTGAACCCCAAGTGCATCCCCGATGAGAGAGCAATTTGCGAGAGCGCCATCAGACTGAGTTCTGAGTTAGCCATCCACATCACTCCCTTTAAGCTCCAGAGCGATCGGCGCACCGTCCTCTTTGCCCGACAGTTCAATGGCGGCAAGGTCGGGTAAGGACTTCTTTAGCAGCACCTCGACTGCCTTGACCTGAGTCGGACTCATCTCGACTTTCCCAACCGCATGATCGGTAAGGCGCTTCACGAGCATGCTCACTCGGATGCGATCACGTACCTTTTGAGGGGTCCAGGCCCCGCGCTGAGCCATTACGGGGTGGGTCCTTGTACGGGGGCATACCACCAGCTCACGAACTGCTGGCAGTCATAGGCGTGCTGGAATTTGACCGCTCTTTCGGGGTGGCGGTAGTCGTAGTCTTCCTCGAGGGTGGTGATCACGAAGCCTTCGCGTCCGTAGTTGCGGACGTTGAGCAGCTGGCCCTTGACCCAATCCTCTGGCGTTGGGACTTCATGCGGCTGCATGGGCTCTCTCGATGAAACGCACGTCTTCCTCGCGGCAGATGAGGCAGAGGGTGTCACCCCAGTAGAAGCACTGGCGCTCGAAGGGCTCGATGCTCACGATGTCCCCGACCTTTACATCGCACGGACGCAGGTGCTTACTCCACCAGACCTTCGTACGTTTGTGCTTTTCGGGGTGGTCGTAACACATGGGATACACGCCCGGTCCGATGGCACGCACGATGCCGCGGATGGGCTTGGACTCGTTGATCACGATGACCAGTGAGGAATAGGCATTGTCGATCGGCTCCAGAATGATCTGGTCCCGCAGCGGGCGGATCCTGGCATCAGCCGGCACGTAGTCCGTGGTCTTGTGGCTGAGCTCGGCGCCACGGGAGAAAATCTTCGGTTGGGCCTTCACACGTGCCTCTTGCGCTTCTGGAGGCGTTCGTGACGTTGCACGCGCACTTCCTCCGGCGTCTTCTCCGGAGTCTGGGCGTGAGCCCGCTTCCCCACGGGAGCGGGACGCTGCGGCTTATCGCTTGCAGGCATCTTTCGCCTCCTTGTAGCTGGAAGCGAAGTCTTTCTTGGGCTTCTTGGGCTTAATCCCGAGAAGCTTGTTGAGCGGCAATGCGCCTTTGTTCATGACAGATCCCCTCGTGTTGGGCTTCGATAACTCTCAGGTCGTTGGCGGCGTCACTCACTCCGTGCCAGTCAGCCAATTCCACCTTGGACTGTAGGTATTCGATGAGTGTTCGCCGATGGTCTTCGTAGGTCATAGACGACATCGTGGCCTGGGTCCTTTTCGGAATAAGTAGCGCAGCCAGGCCGCTACGCAACGTCGAAAGCCTCGGGGGCGCTCGGGGCCGGCGGAACGATGGTGAAGGTCGCTTCCGGAGATTCGCTCGAGATGCCATTGACGTTGACCGCTCGAGCCGCGACGAACCACTGGCCGGCACCCAGCTGCTCATGCAGATCGGCGATCTTGCCGCTGTAGGTGTGCTTGGTCGAATCCACCGTGACGCTGGCGAGCGGGACGGAGGCTGTGAGCGTGTACTGACCACTGGCCCGGCCGAAGTCCACATCGAAGCTCGTGACGTTGTCGGTCACGCCGTTGGAGTCGGTGATGGTGAAGGTCGTGGGGTTCGTAACAGGTGTCGTGGACATGGGATCTCCTACAGGGGTTGAATTTCGATTCGGGTCAAAGGGTCGCCACGGGATTGCGTGATAGTTAGCTTGATGTGATCGGGCGAGTCATTCACCAGGATGGCGGCATGGCGGAGCGCATCGATCACAGGCTTTACTGAGCCGACAAGGTTGTCGGGATCGAGCTCTCCGCGTGAGCGGCGGTCGATGGTCACCTGGGCCAAGGGATAAGGCGGGTCCTGATGTCGGGCCTGCAGGATGGCGAGACCCACTTCCTCGTTCCAAAGCTTTGTCTCACGCCAACGCACACGCCAGTGTTTTCCGCGCAAGTAGTTCGGGCTCGATGGAACACGCGGGATTTCGAGAATTATTTCCAGAACTCCCGCGGAAATCGCTGCCAAAGCGTTTCCAGCTGGAATGTGAAGTCGGACAGAATTTCTGCGGTAGTCCGCGGCGGTAATGGTGCTCGACGCCTATCAGCCGGATGTGTCGCTCTGATACAACGCCATTCCTCACGGCTGTAACCGGCATGAGCACGCTTGCGTCTCATTGGCTTTTCTCCCAGTCCTGACGCGCCAGTTCCTTGGCCTGCATGAAGCTATCGAGTCGGCAGTTGATCGGCGTGTAAGTGCCTATCGGAAGCCTTTTGCTTAGGCTGTAGAGCATCTTGCCCATCACGAGGCCCTTGGCGCAGGCATACGTGCGGCACTTCGTATAAACGCCATCGGCACCCGTCACCGGTTTCTCCCATTCAAGGGCGGACTTCTCCTTCGGAGACTGCACGGCTTGTTGGACATTGAAGATGTGTTTTGCACGGGTCTCGAGCTTCTCGTTCATCGCACGAATCTGCGCCTCAGTCGCTTCTTCGACGTGGCGTTCGGGACGGTGCCTGACGTAGCCCTTACTCATGTTGAATGTAAGCGGTTACTTATATATCATAATGCGCATGAATATTGCTACTGATTCCCTAATGGAACGGTTTCTAAACTACCTACTGGCTCACCCGGAGCGCTTCGCTCGAAGCGAGGTTCCGTGTTGCCTACAGGCTCTGTGGGAAGCGGCGTTGGAGGGCCAGATCGACCAACCATGTAGAGCTTGCACCCCGGGCACGTCCAGATTTCCTGCCATAAACCGTCCTTCCGATAGTTCGTTCGTACATTGATCTGACCTCCACACCCACAATCTAAACTCATACCTATCCCCTGTTAACTCTCCTGCAGGCTTCACACGTTGCTGGTGGGCAAACCTAGCCCATCCCCAGATGGACCGGATCTGCCTTCACACGCCGCCGGAGCCGCATGACCCGCGAGCCGTTCGACGCAGAGGCGCTAGCTTCGCCACCTCCCCCACTGTTTCAGCGTCTAACCCCTGTCTTGTCGTGGGCTCTTCATCCGGCGCAACTGGTTTGGTACTCGGCCACCGGACTGCTTTGAAAGTTGGGCTAACTCATCAGCGCCCTCACCGCCCAGATCAGCACGGCCCAAAATCCCAGGCACGCGCTCCCGAACACGAGCACGGACTTACGACGGCTCCAGATAGGCTGGCGGGGTAGATGAAGGCTATGCATAGCAGCCTCCGGCTGCAGCGCAACAAGGCACTGCATTTGCTTGGAATGTTGGGATATGCCCGGCAAATGTGAGCGGGGCAAAAAAAAGCTGAGCCCGAAGCCCCCACGGTTCGGGCGTCGACCGCTCAGGAACGAGCGCGGTGCAGAGCGCGACTCGCCGGGGACGGGATTTTAGCCCCGCTCCGTACGCTAACGCACATATGCTGCAGCGCGACTTGACGTAAGTCAGTAGAACGCGCTCGATGAAGCGCATCGAAAAACATGGGGCATCCGAAGATGGATTGTTCACGCCAGCCCTTGCGCTCGCTGTCGACCTTTATTTTCCCAACCCGCTCGTGTATCCCGCAGCAGCTGCTCCTTCGTGACTGGCACCTCCGTGGCCCGAGACAGTTCGGCTATCACCTCCGCGTAGTTCGTCAGTCCGGCCAGATCGCTCTTGGGCAGCCGGCCCCGATCGCGCCATTTCTGGACGGCCGAAGGTCTGTATCCGAACCGCTGTGCGATCGGAGAGAGCCCAATAAGTCCAATCGCGCTTGTCACCGTGCTCATTGGTATGAGAGTGTACACCGAAAGTGGAAGGTTTCAAGAGACCTGAAGTGTAAGGGACGTGGGGCAAACTCAGCGGGTGCCGGACGACACACCCACAACAAGCTTTTGGGAGAGACTGCAGGAGGCCAGCAGAGATGTTGGCTTGGAGTGCACGCTCTCGGAGATCGGGCGCGAGCTCGATGTCTGGCCCAGTGCTGTGCAAAAGTGGCAGGACGGCGTAGGCTTACCAGCTCAGAAGAATCTGATCACGCTGGCCGTCAATCGGGGTGTCAACACGGAATGGCTGAAAACTGGGCGCGGCTCGAAATACGCTGAGAGCGCCATGGATTCGGCCACAAGAGAACTGCTGGGGATCTGGACGAAACTATCCCGCGAAGCACAGGAGCGCCTCCTCGGCGCCGCTCGCTACGAGAAGACTATCTCACCCTCCTCTCCTACCGAAGCGCCTCCTGTAGCTCCTGCTACTAAGCCTGGTAATACCTTCCGCCCGCGCGTCGTCGCCAAGGATCCCGCAAGCTGATTCTGTGACGGCCATTCACTTCGGCTTACACTTTTCGCTCGTCATTTACACTTCCGGTGTTGACACCCTTACACTGATTGTGTAGATTGGCTCCATTGCACGACGATGGAGATCCAAAGTGTTCCGCTTCCAGATCATCGACCTATCCACAGGTGAGCCTGAAGGTGGGGTTGGCTACCGCTACATCGGCCGGGCGCTGATGCGGATGTGGGAGCTCAACGCTTTCGAGCGGGCCAATCGCTATTCACTCAAGCCTATTAGGAGCCGCGAATGAACGCCGTTCCACTCGTCATAGTCCGTCCTCTCCAGCGGCCGAAGTTCGACAACGAGAGTCTCGATGACTTCGGTCACTGGTGCTTAGAAAACGCCGCCACTCTCGCGCGCTACTGGACCGATCAGGGCAACGCGTTGGGGTTAGGTAAGGATGAAGACACCGACTTCGATTTCTGGCTGCGATGCCAACATGATCTCGAGTGTGACCACGCTCGTGTCAAGTCACGGTTGCCACATGGAGCATCGCTGTAATGGACGCCACACTCAAAGCCAAATGGTTGGAAGCGCTCCGTAGCGGCAAGTACGCCCAAACATCGGGCCAGCTCCGTCTAGGTAACTGCTTTTGCTGCCTCGGCGTTCTATGCGACATCTTCAATCCGAAAGGTTGGGATACGCCAAAAAACAGTAGCTACTCGTATGAGTGGTTTTACGGAGAAGGTCCGGACGAATCCCGCGAGGTTGGCGTGTTACCCCATGCCTTCCGAATCAGTAGCGGCATCTCCAGCGATCTACAAGATCGGTTGATCAGTCTGAACGACGACGGTGCGCCGTTCTCTGAAATCGCCGCCTATATCGAGGCGAATCTATGAACGGCGAAGCGTTCGCGTTTTTCCACTGGCATCGTTTCAACAAGGCTAGTAACAAGCCCTGTGCTCGATGGCAACACAGCTATCACTTGACGTTCTGGAAGTGGGGGTACCGATGAGATGGGCGCCGCTACTCAGCTCGATCTGTTTTGCGCTGTTTGGCCTGAGTCTTGTGGCCAGCGCGATCCAACGCGCGAAGCGCAAGCCGCCGTTGCTTCCACCGCCCAGCGAGAGGTGCAGGCGAAATACCGTGGAGAGTCTATAGACGACGGGGATTTGGGCTCACTTGACGATGAGCCTCGCGAGCCGCATAGAAGTTTTTACCATCCTTACGGGTGAGACATGAATACCGTGATCGATATGAGCAAGGCCAACGACCGTAAAGAGGTCGCGACGGTTTCCGATGCAGGTACTCTAATGCAGGTCATCGAGCGGGCAGCACGTGATCCTAGCGTCGATATCGAGCGCATGGAGCGACTCTTACAGATGCATGAGCGTCTGGTCGCGAAGCAGGCGGAAGCGGCGTATGCCGAAGCTCTGGCGCGGTTACAGCCCAAGTTGCCGATCATCCAAGAGCGTGGAGCGATCAAAAATGGCGCTGGTGCGGTACAGAGTCGCTATGCGTTATGGGAAGACATCGTTGGAGTGATTACTCCGATACTCGCGACGGAAGGATTCTCTCTGTCATTCCGTATCGCCCATCCTGATGGGAAAATCGAGGTGACAGGCGTGCTCACTCACCAGCGTGGACATGGTGAGAGAACCGCAATCGTTTTGCCGGCTGACACCAGTGGTAGCAAGAACGCCGTCCAGGCAGTTGCTTCCAGCGTTTCCTATGGGAAGCGTTATACGGCTGGCGCCCTGCTGAACTTACGCACTGGTGAACTCGATGACGACGCACAATCAGCAGGCGAGATTCCTTGCCTGAGTCAGGACCAAGTTGCGCAGGTCTTACGCCGTGCCAAGGAAGCTAATGTCAGCGTCGATAGTCTGCTGGAGTTTTGGCAGGTGAAGGCTCTTAGCGAGATCCCTGCTTGTAACTTCGCACTCATTATTCAGCGTCTCGATAAAGCGGCTAGGCGTATCGACCCACGCGGCGATCTGACTGGCGTAGATAACACTCTACGCGACAAGCGCGTGAACGAAATCGTGGATCTCATCAACGAGTATGGCAGCGATGAGAACAAACTGGCTGAAGTTCTGCAGGACTACCACAAGACCTACCTGAATCCCTTCCCAGAGCTGTGGATCGCGATCAACGACAAGCTGGCTGCGGACAAGATCGTCTCGAAGGCCAACATGCGTAAATTGCTGTCGCTGGTATTGAAGCCGTGAAACTCTGGTTCCACAAGGTCAGCCGCGCAGGTAAAGCGGGGTTAGTACCCGATGACGATCAGGGTCACGCTCTCCTACGAAAGATGGGAGATGGTGAGTGCGCTCAGATCGAAATCGTGCGCCCGCGTAGCGTCCAGTGGAACAAGATGTATTTCGGTATCTGCCGTACGATCGGAGAGAACCAAGATCCGCAGCGGTCGGAGTCAAGCATCGACGCGGAGTTACGTATCCGCGCAGGTCACTTTGAGGTGTTGTTTATCGATGGCCATGAATGCCGGGTGCCTCGCAGAATCGCTTTCGCGCAATTGAGCGCGGATGAATGGGCCGAGTTGTGGCCATCGCTCGAGCTAGCGATCTGCGAGCACTTCGGCCAGGAATATCTGGGAGCGCGCGCGGCATGATATCTCGCAACCAACCGCGACCGACGAAGGAAGAGGCGCAGCGTAACACGATCATCAAAGCCAACGGCTGCATGTTGAACTGGCTGAAGTTCGGCGAGAAGAAGTATGCCGAAATCCATCACATCACGATTCCTGGTAAGCGACTCGGACACTGGTACACCATTCCATTGAGCCCCTGGTACCACCGCGGTACCTGCGATCCCGGAAAGACGAAGGCCGAAATGCGGGCCAAATATGGCGCCTCACTGGCCGATGGCACACGCGCTTTCGTTGCGTCGCATCATTACACCGAGTTGGAACTGTGGCAAAAGCTACAGGTGACATTAGGACTGGACGACGAGTTGCCCAAGAGCAAACGAGTTCCTAGGAGGGCGGTCCATGTGGAAGCTGATACGGGCGAAGTGGACGCTCTGGCGGATCCGCAGACAACTAGCGCTGTACAATCTGGCCGCGGCCATCGAGAGACACAAGGAACGGGGGAAAGAACGACTGCCCTTTCCGGAGATCCCTGATGAGCGGCCGTCTCAAACCAGGCCCCCACCCCACCCTGAGCCCCCTCGATAAGTTCGAGCTCCGCCAGTTCCGCGAAGCGGGCGTGAGCGTCAAGGACTGCGCAGCCTACAAGAACATTTCGGTCGCTACCTGCCTTCGGGCCCTCGCTGAGCTGCGCGCGAAATTGGGCCCAGAGAAGTTACCCAACGGGCGCCGCGCCCGCTCCTACCTGACACGTCGCGAAATACAAGTCTCTGATTGATGGCTAACCAACATAACTTGCGATGTCGTAATATGTATTTTTCATTCCATACATTATGTGCACTAGAGGGGGGGTACGCTGGGCCGCATGCTGGACCCCAAAGACACCCTTTTTGGTATCCCCGTCAAGGAGATAGCTCGCATCTGTGGGGTCGATATCACGACCGCGCGCAGATGGAAGCGGGGGGCAATTTGCCCTCCCCAGTCAGCGCTGTCAGTGCTCTCGGGAGACCTGGGGTTTCTGGATCCCGCCTGGCGTGGCTGGAAGCTCCGCCAGGGCTGTCTGTGGTCACCGGAAGGCTGGGAGATCCGGATGTCGGATGTGCTGGCATCGCGGCTCCACGAGGCTCAGCTTCGCGAATGGAGGCTGCAGGTCTCGATCATGAAGGCCAAGGTGGCGGAGCTCGAGCGCGGGGGCTACGAGGATCAGCCCACCGCGGATCAATGGGACGTGAAGATTCTGACCGGCTGACCTGCGACGTCACAGACGATCGGGTTGGGAATAATCGCGTTCCCGATCGACGCCGGTATCACCGGGACTATTACGCCCGCACCGCGGCGCGACGCCGCAAGCTGGCTAATGACCGTCGTCAGTGTCGGCGTTGGACGGCGTGGCTACTTCACGAACTCGTCTATCACTGGCCACCCGAGCCACGTCTGGTCTTTGCCGCGGATCTGCGGAATTCACTCTTGGAATACCGCTGACATGTGGCCGATCCGAGTGTCATTTCCTTCTTGAATTCCATACGCGCGCCTCGGCGTTTCCCTGGGGCATTGGAGAGCTGACTTGGTTAATCATCCGAATCGATCGAAGAAAGAACAAGGCGAGCGCTACGTACTCGTTACAACAGAGCATCGAGGCGTGTTCGCAGGTTTTGCCACCGAAACCGACGGCGATGTCATCAATCTGCGCGCGGCCCGCAACTGTATCTACTGGTCCATGGAGCTGAAAGGTTTCCTTGGACTGGCGTCCATGGGACCAGATAAGAGCTGCCGCATCGGGCCGGCTGCGGACATCCAACTCCGCAAGATCACCGCAGTGGTCGAGGTGACCCCAGAAGCTCAGGCGGCATGGGAGAGCGCTCCATGGAGCCGGTAGTGCTTCGAGGCGCGCTGCCCGACTGGGCGGCGCGCCGAGGGTACGGGTCCGGGTCCGGGTCCGGGTACGGGTCCGGGTCCGGGTCCGGGTCCGGGTCCGGGTACGGGTCCGGGTCCGGGTACGGGTCCGGGTACGGGTCCGGGTCCGGGGACGG